TGGCAAGGCCCCAACAGAATTGATGGGTGCAAAGCCAGTTGCAGTAAAGAGCTCCAACGCAAGTGGTTATAATCGCGAAGCTGCTCCTTCAAGTCAGGAAATGAAGGGAACAGCAAATCGTCGTAAGAAAGCTACTGACGGTATGAAGGAAGTAAGCAAAGAAGGTGACAACGCCGCAATGCTTAACAAGAAAATTGGTGCGGAAGGTACCAAGAGCCCACTAAGTTCAAGCCCAAGAAAGTAATGTGTTGAACACGAAATTTAAACATGCCGCATTTGCGGCATGTTTTTCGTGTAAAAAACGCACATTATAGCCTGTTGTTTTTAAAAATTTATAAATATCATCGGGCACTTTCACAATTTAAGGTACCAAAAAATATGAAGAATACTTTGTTAGTAGAACATTTAGACTATGATAGTTCACAAGCTGAAGTAATCACCGAAGGTGAAGCTGCAGATGCGAAAAAAGTCTATATGAAAGGCATCTTCATACAGGGTGGAATACGTAACCATAATGGTAGAGTATATCCAATAAATGAAATTAAAAAAGCAGTTGATCAAATAAATGACGCGATAAAAAAGGACAAGGGTGTTTTGGGTGAGTGCGATCATCCACAAGAACTTCAAATCCATTTGGATCGTGTCAGCCATACTATCACAGAAATGTGGATGGAAAACAACAACGGCTATGGAAAACTTCAGATATTGCCCACGCCCTGTGGAAACATAGTGAAAACGCTCCTGGAATGCGGTGTAAAACTGGGAGTTAGTTCACGTGGTTCAGGCAACGTTGACGACAGTGGTCAGGTTTCAGATTTTGAAATGCTAACTGTTGATATTGTTGCCAAACCCAGCGCACCCAACGCATATCCGGTCCCAATGTATGAAGCTATCATGAATCGCAAGCATGGTTACCGCGCATACGATTTGGCAGAAAGCGTTAAATATGACCCATCAGCACAGCGTCATTTAAAAAAGATACTGTTGAACTGGGTCGATGAATTGAAGCTATACAAGGAGTGATGTCTAATGGAAAAGGAATTAAAAGACATTCTTGAGAATGAAGTACTTGGCAGTGATGTCAAAACTGCACTCCAAGAAGCTTTTGACAACAAGATTAAAATCATGGAACAAAAACTCCATGAAGACTATGCTGCTCGTTACGCCAACGACAAAGCAACCCTTGTTGAAGCCATGGATAATATGCTGACTGATGCAATCAAATCTGAATTAGGTGAGTTTGCAGAAGACCGCAAGGCTCTTATTTCTCAAAAGGCCAAACTTAGCAAAGCAACACTAGAAGCCAAGAAGGCTTATGGTAAAAAGCTTGCTGAGCATGTAAAAATGCTTAACACATTTGTTGCTAAGCAGCTCAATGAGGAAATCACAGAGTTTGTTTCCGATAGGAAGCAACTTGAGGCACAGCGTAAGCAAATGGCGAAGGAAGTCAGGACAATAAGAGAAAGCAGCAAGCAACAGCTAGCTGACCGTATCAATAAACTTGAAAGTTTCGTATTAAAGAATCTTTCAGAAGAAATCCAGGAATTCCAAATCGACAAGAAGGCTCTTGTTGAACAACGAGCTAAACTAGCTGCCGAAGGCAAGAAGAAAATATTCGAAACACGTACTAACTTCGTCAAGAAGGCTACAGAAGTTGTTGATAAGACACTTAATGAAGTCATTCGTAATGAAATGGTACAGTGGAGAGATGATATCAAAGTTGCTCGCGAGAACAATTTTGGTAGACGTATATTCGAAGCTGTGGCAGCAGAATACATGGCAAGCTACCTTTCCGAAGGTAGTGAAGTTAAGAAACTCAAGGCTGAGCTTAATGAAAGCCAAAACAAGATTACCAAGGTAATGGAAATGATACAAAAGCAAAAATCGCTTATGGAACAAGCCGAAGCCAAGGTACGTGTCGCCGACGACCGCGCAAAAAGAGCAGAAACTCTCAATGAACTATTGAGTCCGCTCAATCGCGAGAAGAAGGCAGTTATGGAAGAAATGTTGAGAGATATCAAGACCACAAGTCTCAAAGAAGCTTTCAATCGTTATCTTCCAGCCGTGATGAACGGAAACAACCCGAGTGTCCCCGTTAAGAAGCCTCTTAACGAAGCCACTCAAACAAAATCCGTAGCAGTTACGGGTGACAGGATGAACAAACTGTCTGAAGCGGTGATAGAAGAATCAAAGAATCCAGACCTCGGTCAAATTCTATATCTCGCAGGATTAAACAAAGATGTTAAGGAGAATATTTAATGAGTAAGAACCTCTTTGAAACTCATTGGGCAGCAACCAAGACTGCTCTCTGCGAAGGTCTAACCGGCAATCGCAAGAAGGTCATGGAAGTAGTCCTTGAGAACACAAAAAAGGATTTGCAGAGCAAGTCCGGAATACTTTTTGAAAGTGCCACAGCCGGTGCAACAAGCGCTGGTAACGTTGCCACACTCAACAAGGTCATACTACCAGTTATACGCCGTGTAATGCCAACAGTTATCGCTAACGAAATTATTGGTGTACAGCCCATGACTGGTCCAGTTGGTCAGATCCACACTCTACGTGTCCGTTATGCTGACACATTCGGTGCTCCAACTGCAGTAACAGCTGGTACAGAAGCCCTTAGCCCCTTCGAAATCGCAAGATTCTACAGTGGCAACGGCAACAGCAACAACCCCAAGGCCGCTCCAGTAAGCGTACTTGAAGGTACAGCTGGTAAGCGTCTGAACATTCAGATCCTCAAGGAAACTGTTGAAGCCAAGACTCGTAAGCTCAGCGCTCGCTGGACATTCGAAGCTGCTCAGGACGCACAATCCCAGCAGGGTATTGATATCGAAGCTGAAATTATGGCAGCTTTGGCTCAGGAAATCACTGCTGAAATCGACCAGGAAATCTTGGTCAGCTTGCGTACACTAGCTGGTACAACACTAACCTATGATCAGGGCGCAGTTAGCGGTACAGCTACATACGTCGGTGACGAGCACGCTGCTCTTGCAGTACTCATCAACCGTGGTGCCAACTTGATCGCTGCCCGTACCCGTCGTGGTGCTGGTAACTGGGTAGTAGTAAGCCCCACCGCTCTCACAATTCTACAGAGCGCTACAACTTCAGCCTTCGCTCGTACCACAGAAGGTACATTCGAAGCCCCAACAAATACAAAGTTTGTTGGTACACTCAACAACAGCATGAGAGTCTACGTTGACCAGTATGCTGCTGACGACACAAACGTACTAGTTGGTTATAAGGGTCCAGGAGAAATTGACTCCGCAGCCTATTATTGCCCCTATGTACCACTAACAAGCAGCGGTGTTATCATCGATCCAGGTACATTCGAACCAGTCGTAAGCTTTATGACACGTTACGGATACTTGGAACTTTCCAACACAGC